GCGGAAGAACAATCAGAATATGTTAAATGTGCTATAGATATACACCACTTTACCGAACAATATTGTAAAACAAAAAGAGAAGATGGTAGTGTTGGTTCAATAACATTGAGAGATTACCAAGAAGAGATATTAGACAACTTTGTACAAAGTAGATTCAATATACTAATGGCATCTAGGCAGGTTGGTAAAACGGTTTCATCAGCAATATTTATATTACATACAATTTTATTCAACAATGATAAAAACGTGATGATTGTTGCCAATAAAGGTGATACTGCTGTCGAGATTGTTGACAAAGTAAAATCGATTTATACTCTACTACCATTCTTTTTAAAACCCGGTGTTAAAACTTGGAATCAAAAATCACTAACATTTGACAATGGGTGTAGAATTAAAACATCAGCTAGAACAAAAACACCAGCAATTGGTTTTACCATTGACTTACTTTATCTAGATGAGTTTGCTCATATCCCATCAAATATTATTGAACCTTACTATACAGCAGCTTTTCCAACTGTATCAGCGGTTAAAAACTCAAAGATTATCATTACATCAACACCAAATGGTATGAATTTATTCCATAGGTTACTAACAGACGCAGAAAGACCCGATGGTGATCCACAGAAGAATAACTATAAACCAATGAGAGTTTATTGGTACCAAGTTCCGGGTAGATTTGTTACTTATATAAGATTAAATAATCACAAATTATATGAATATGGAGTTAGTGTAAATGATATAATGAAAGTTGTTGAGGATTCATTTGCTAAACAAACAAAAGTTGAATTAGAATTCAATATAGATACACAAAAGGATGTAATAAATGTTTATAACAATAATAAATGCTCTGAAGATGATGTTAGAATGTTGAGGTTTACTGATAAAAATGGTAAAGAGAATTCAATATTATCTGTATCAGAAATAACTACATGGAAAGACGAGGCTGTTAAAGATATTGGTGGTGAAGACGCATTTAACCAAGAGTATGGATTAAGATTTATAAATGGTAGTAAATCATTATTAAACGAGTCTATAATTGATGAGTTACTAAAATCTAAAGTTAATTATGTTTATGAAGAAATAGAAGAGTTTAGAAAACTAAGATTTACATATAACGATTTGAGATGGATAGATGATGATAACACATTTTTACCTATAATGAGAAAGGAATATAAAATAGTGATATCTGTTGATATATCAGAAGGACTGGGTCAAGATTATTCGGTGATAAATATATTTAAAGTAAGTGAGAAATCCATAGATCTTATAGAAGAACAAAAATTTAATTATAAATCAATAACAGATTTCTTCAGACTTGAACAAATCGGTATTTATAGAAATAATTTTACATCAGTAAAACAATTGGCTGAATTATTATATTTAATTTCCTTTGAATATTTCAATCCAGAAAATGTTAAAATTGTATTAGAGTTGAATAATTATGGTAATACATTATTAGCTGAGATGCCACATGTTTTTGATGGTAATAATCAATATGGATCATCTGTTTTTGTGAGATATAAACACAGAATAGATTCTAATGAAGAGAAGATTGGATTAAAAGTTGGTGAAAACAAAAACATTATGGTTAAAGACTATCAAGATTTAATGTATTCAAAGGGTATAATAGTGACAAACGAAGAAACTATAAGAGAAATAACAACATTCGTTAAACACACAACCACATCAGGAAATGTTAGATATGCTGCTGATGGAACATCAAATGATGATACCGTGATGACTATTGTAAATTTAACTTCAATATTCAATAAGAATGAGTTTAAAGAAATAGTGGAAGAATTTGGTTCTAAAAATAAAGCATTTATGGATTACATAAATAAATGTATGAATGAATCAGAATACATCGAAAGCATTGATTATACTCAAGTTTTAAAAACTAGGAAAAAGATTATAAATAAAAACAAATCATCCTACAAACCAAATATAAATTGGTTTGGTAGTAATAATAATTAGAAAGATAATTAATATTTTTAATTAACCTCCATTGTTACTGATAATCCAGCATTTTGAAGTTTATCTTTCATATCTGATATTGTTTCATAATCACCATACTTAACATCACAAACCCCATTGTGGTGTACTATGAAAGCACATTGATTTGCTTGTTCATATTCGTGTTTACAAACTTTCATCAAACATGTGATTACCCAGTCAAAACTATTAAAATCGTCATTGTGAAGATCTAATCTATATGGTTTAGATAATATCTCTTCAACTTTTGAATCCACTTTTTCTTTTGTCTTACCCATATCAATTATTTTTTTTATTTATATATAATTATATTATTTATTTAATTAAATGTTTTTTCTTTTTTATTTATCACATCAACAATAGTCATTTTGATATTGTTTTCTTTTGAAAATTTATCAGCCCATTCTTCAAAATGTGGTAAGTGCTCCTGTCTATCATCAAACATGATAAATTCTTTAATCTCATTTTGTTTTATTTTTTCTTCAAACAACTTTAACTTAAAACGAAGAGTATCACCACCCCAGTTTAAATGAATCTCATCAAATTCTAAATTATTTTGTTTAAAAAGTTTGTTTATATTATCGAGCATACCATTTACTTTTTTCAACCTACCAGTAGCTACTATTACTTTAGTTTCTTTTTGTGATCTGTGATATTCGTATCTATCCAATACCCATTGGTTAATTGGTATATCAAATATATCAATATCAATTGTTTCTGATTTACCCCACCAACCTATATGTGGCCAAACAGTACCTGTTTTTTCTAACCATGTAGTTTTACCCACATCAGCTTTAGGTGTATGGAATAAAGTATCATCAAAATCAAAGCAGACAAGTTTCATATAATATTTTTTTTACAAAGATAGTTTATTTTTTTATATATAATATAAAAAATTAATCAAAATGTTTAATAATAGAATAATTTTATCATTGTTGGCTATAATAGCCGTTTTATCACTTTCCACATATTTGATGTTTAAATTATATCAAAGTGAAAAAGAAGATAGAGTTAGATATAATAATAATATGATAGCTTTAATAAAAGCTAAATCTAGACAACAAGAAATAACAGCTAAGGAACTAAAGGAGTTATATCCTAAATATGATTCAATTGCTAAAGTTTTATCAATTAAAACTAAATTTATTACAAACATAATAGATACAAAATATAGATTTAAAGATACCACTATAACAAAAACAGTTTTAAAAAGAGATAGTATTTCGGAAAGAAAGAATTTTGTAATAGAAAAGGATTGTTATAATATAACTGGATTTGTAGAAAAGGATACAATATCAATAACTAAAAAAGAGTTTAAAGATAATATAACTACATTTTTGTATAAAGATTGGGAAAAGAAGTATTTATGGGGATTATTAAAATTTAGACCATATTACAACGCCAAAGTTTACAGTGAGTGTATGAGAGATACAATTGGGGTTACAAATAACATTAAAATAAAAGATTAAAAATGAAAAAAGTGATATTTTTTTATTAATATATAATCTATAAAAATTAAAATAAAATATGAAATACGTTAGAACATTTGAATCATATAAGAGTTTAAAAGTTGAATTATCAAAAGTTAATGAAAATGCTCTTATTGATGCGGTAAAAGAATCTGTTTTACAAGTTGGTGATACTTATAAGGTTAGATCTATGGTTGATATTCCACAATCACTTATTAATTCTTATGTTAAGAAAGTTAAGGATTCTACAGGTAAAAATTTACGTCAATTTTTTGGTGATGTTGAAATCGCTGAAGAATTATTGAAGTATATTACTTTAACAGGTTTAGATTTGGAGAAAATACCAGGGAACGCTCTTATGGGTGGTGCTCAAGGACAAACTCAAACTCAAGCTCAACCACAAGTTCAAGTTGATACTCAATCAGAAGCTCAACCACAAGGACAAGCTCAACCACAAGGACAAGCTCAGCCACAAGGACAAGCTCAAGAAGGACAAGAATTTGAAGAGCCACAAGGACAAGCTCAACCACAAGGACAAGCTCAACCACAAGGACAAGCTCAACCACAAGGACAAGCTCAACCACAAGGACAAGCTCAAGAAGGTGAGGAAAATGAAGAGGGTGAAGAAAACGAAGAAGAATTACCTTTATAAAAATACTAGTATCTAGAAATTTAAAACCTATCAATAAAATGATGGGTTTTTTATTTTAATATATAGTATATGAAATACTTAAAATTATTTGAAGGTTTTAAAGAATTGGAATTTATACATACGGACACTTATAAAAGATATGTTAAAAATAAATTTCAACCGGTTGATATCGATGAGTTATTAGATTGGAGATTTAAATTTAAAAAGTTAAAAGATGAATCTGAAGATGAATCTGAAGATGAATCTGATTCAAATAAATATGAGAAAGAAATAAAGGCTATTGACTTTATATTATCAAAACATTTTTAAAAAATGAAACATTTAAAACTATTTGAAAACTTTGACTTAGGTGATGAGCATATAGATAAGATTAAACAGATATGGAAAGTAGATCCTTTGGATTTTAGAGAAGTTGTTTTATCTTGTTTAGATCATGCGGACATTTATAGTGGGTGTGATTTAACTTTTGTTCTTTGGCATCCCTATCCAGATTCAAATCTTGAAATAAAACCTATGTTTTATTTAGAGGATGAAGTTATTAAAAAAGGGCCTTGGTATGACAACTTGGAATCAATTATTGAAAGTGAAAGAATCAAAATTGGTATAGAGGTAATTATACCCTATTTTGAAATTGATAGAATAGATAGATTCTGCGAAGAGTGTAATGCTAGATTTAGAAGAATGGATATTCCTTATATGTGTGCTAATCCAGATTCATTTGGAGAATCCTATCTAATCGAATTTGATTACACTTGGAGAAAATCATATTTAGAAAAATAATATATAGTATATGAAGTTTATTAAATTGTTCGAAAACTTTGAAATTGGTTATACATTAGGTGATGTACTTCTTGACTCGTATGAAATTAATTATGTTTTAGATGAGCAAAATATAACAGCTTACTATTCATTTTCTATTTATAGTGATTTGAATTCTAATTTAGTTACACACCAAATTGGAACAACTGATCCAGAGAATAGCGAAGTTTTGATTAATAAATTGGAACAATTTATTAATCCAGTTACTAGTCTTAAAGACCTATTAAAAAGTGAATTTGGTATAGGTGATATGATAACAATTAGTTTCTTTGATAATAGTGTTAATAAATATAAACAGGTTGAAGATATAAATGATGATAATCGAGGTAAATTTAACTCATATTTTAATCTCTTAAAAGATCATTTAGAACCATTTAGTGGATTATCAATTGATATGAAACCACATAAGATTTACAGATCTTCAGCACCGGTACTTACAATAATAATTAAAAAGATAAAATGAGATACTTAAAGACATTTGAAAGTCATTCGACTAAAGACATATTGATTATTGTTGATGTTCAAAAATCATTCAAAGAATTTTTCACTGATAATTATATTAAAGAACTTAAAAAGTATTGTAAAAAGTTCAGTAAAGTTTATCAGATTTGGGATAATCACCATTTAGGTAAAAATGTTGATAAAGACTATCTATATGATAGAGATCCCGAGGAGGAAGAAACAAATGATTTATATGAATTTCCAAATCAAGTTGATTTGATTGAGAAAAGATATAACTATGATGTTACTGTTGATTTTTATAAACCTGTTTTGGATGAATCTGAATATGAGAAGATAAAAATAAAAGAAGATAGTGGTGAATTGATAAGAGGTGACTTCTTCCATACTAATGAGGGAACTATTATAGTTTACATTGGAAATAATCACAAATGGCACCACCTACCTAAAAAACTTTATGATCTTTTTATGGAAATAACAGAGGCTCAAATAGAAGATAGAGTATC